TATATGATCTTCCGTCATAATCTACCGCCCACCAGTCACAAGAGAATGGTTTAGCATATCCAAAGTCAAAGCTACGCCAAATCTTCCACTCTTTTGGCGGTGTAAACGGCGGTATAACGTGCGTGTGTCGTCTATCATCATAATGCGAGGGGTCGTCCACAAATTCCTCAAATACCTGTGCTCCGTCTATACCCCAATCGCCAAGACCAGCAACCTTATATCGTTTCGGATTGCGGGTTTTCATATCCTCGAAATCCTGTCGGTCAGCTTCGTCCAGCCATTCATTACACATATAGTTTGTTGTCTTTGCAAGAATGTTGGGATTATCTACGTCAAAGAAACGCTTTTTAATCCAATGGGTTTCACTCCACGGGTTGAGCGTTAATGTTGTTTGTTTAAATAAGTATTCGGGGATTTCACCACGTATAGATTCATTCAGTTTGTCAAAATCAGCTTCACTGTCTATCTCGTAGGCTTCTTCTACCCACAACCAGCATAAGTAACCTTTAGGAACTGATATAGATGTGATTTTAGACGCATCATCAAGACCTCTGAAAAATATCCTTTGTCCTGTGGGTTTATATATCGCATATAGAGGCGATAACGTAAAATCCCAAAGGTGACATACACCCAGCCTATCAGTAGCCCACTGTAAATCTGAATAACAACTATCTCGTAACGTCGTGAACACTTTACGTACTACAAGCGTGTTTGCTTCGGGATAACGCATCATATGGTAGATGTACCATAAAGCTGTTGTCTTACTTTTCTTTGAAGCACGACTGCCTTTGCATACTCGGTATCGTCCTTTAAAACGCCAATAATCGCCATAGCCACCACCTATGATGTCAGGCAAGTATATTTCATTAGTCTGCAATCTCATCACTTCCCGTGAATACAACAGGAGCTAAATTGACGTTGCTATCGATCTGCTGTTTCTCGCTCCAGCCTTTGAAATTGTTTGATAGATTGAACTTGGCACCATTTACACCCTCTTTATCAAACAATCTTTCCTCGGCATACTGTTCTATTCTCGATTTAGCTCTCTTAATCGTGTCCATAAACTCAGGTTTGCCCTCGTAATTCAATAGAGCTTGTCTACCGCTAAATCCTAATGCAAGGGCAAGTCCTGTTATGGTAAGCGGCCTTTCTTTCGTCTTTATAGGGTTGCCGTTCTTGTCTTGTACCACTTGGCCGTCAATTACAATGTATTCGCCGCTACAATCCTCAAAGTATTTGTCTATGACTTTTTGCATCTCTGCGGGCGTTTTATACATCGGAGGGCAACCGCCTTTGTTCTTACCCATAACCTTGCTCCTTTCTTATCCTTTATTACGCATATCACATTACCACAAATAAAAAATTTCGCTCCACTTAAAAGTGGAATTTGAAAAATTTTTATTTTTCCTATTGACTTTCGTATACCCCGTGTGGTACATTATGTATGGGAACACCCCGAAATAAATTTTCAAAGGAGAACAAAAATGACATTACACGAATATTTGAAGAAAACAAAAGACTGGGAAATCACAGTATGGGACAAGGGCTACGATGTAGAAACGTATTTCTACAAAGCAGACAATGAAGAGAACATGGACGAGTGGGAAAAAGCTAACTACGAACTCGCAAAGCTCCTCACGGTATCAGAGTTCAGCTCTGACGGAGTAGTGGTAAATATGGCAGAGGTAATTGAAAAGAAGCTCCCCGAACTTAAGAAAGCCGATTTGTTCATCAGATGTAACATAGACGCAATTATGGATGATATAGACAACATTCTCGCAGGTTGCGTAAGTGAAACTTGGTTGACCGAGTTTGTGAATGTACTAAAACAATAACTGCTCTGATGAGTCTTTGAGAATTAAGACGAAACCGCTTCGGCGGTCAGCAGATACCCAAATACATTTTGAAGGAGAAATAATTATGAAAAAGCATTATGTAGTTTATATGGAGGACAGCGTTGACGTATTCAAATGTCACGTTCCTGCGGAAAGCGAAAAGAAAGCACGGGAGTACGTTCAAGGCAACGGCGAAATCCTTATGGTTAAGCGTGGCGAGAGAACTTCTAACAGCCCTATATCAATGAGTATGATCGCTGATGCACTTGAGCAACATCATTTCGGGCAAATGGAAATCGACCTTATCACAAGAGCTTTAAGCGACTGTGAATTTATATACTAAAGGAGTAACGAAAAATGACAAAAGCAGAACTATTAAGCCTTGCTAATAAAGGCAAGACAGAAATTAACGGCTATCCCCTCGAAGTAAAGGTTTATCCGTCTTCGTTAGACGGCACACCGTGGCTTGAAATTGAAGTAGAGCCACTTTCACCACTTCATCAGCCTTTAAGACTCGGCGAAAAATGGGTCGAATATATAACAGACGAAGAATGCGCCGAACTCCCTGAAGCACTCGACAAATATAAACGTGAAGCTGATGCGTTTTGCGAACAGGCAAAAACGATTGTAAAAGCAACTTTGAACAATGACGGAACAGTCACCTTTACCGATATACCCAAGTCAATAAAAGAGAATTTTAAAGACTATCCCTCTGCTTTTAAAAAGTGGAGTAAAGAAAGACACCACATTAATTTCATCGGCAAAGATAAAGCGCAATGGTATGCCGTGGGGAACTTTACGCTTGATCTTGACGGCGTTCAGTATGTCCCTCATTGGAGTTATTGGTTAAACTGTGCTTATTATGAAACAACTTCACAAATTAAAGCAGGGGAATAATTCCCTTGCTTTTTTGTCCCCGTGTGGTACAATGAAATCAAAGAAAAGGAGCTGATAACAATGAGAGCAGACATCAGACAAGAGCTTGCTACAATGAAAGAACGAATTTATGAGCTTCAACGTGATTTAGGAATGTTCCTTGATACCGAACAGGCCGAGCTTCAGAACGTTCCTGACGACACCGAGGAATACGAAAGACAAGAGGAAATCGTAACCGCATTAAAAGATGCAGTCGATAACCTCGAGGACGCTATGGATAATATCCAAATAGCAATTGATTAAAAGGAGTGATACTATGCAGACCGAAGCAAGAAAAAGAGCTAAGCAAAAGTACCAAGCTAAAGTAAGGCGGTTTACAGTAGACTTTTACCCCACTGAAACAGAACTGTGGGAAAAGCTTCAAAGCCAGCCTAAAAAGCAAACGTACATTAAAGAGCTTATCAAGCGAGACATAGAAAAAGACGGCTAATTAAGCCGCCTTTTTTATTTTGTGTCTGCTCTACCTAACAAGTAGTCAACTGACACTTCAAAGTATTCAGCGATAGCAACAAGGGAATGTAATGTCGGTTCGCTCTCTCCACGTTCGTATCGCCGTATTGCATCAGAAGAAAGTCCGCAAAGCTCTGACAAGACTATTCTGCTGATACGTTTCTTTTCTCTTAAGTGTTGTAGCCGTTGCCTGAACTCCACCGACAATCCCCCTTATTTGGTCTCGCAGTAGAACTCCCAGCCACGGACCGCAACTGTTGTTTTTACTGTGTACTTCTCCAAAGCTTCGTTTACTTCTTCCTGAGTAACAGCAACCTTTTTGTCGCTGGTAGCACCGAGCTTGTTTAAGAGAACCGCTATAAACGCATTTTGTATCTCTGATATTTGCTTATATCCCGCTACGTTCTCACGTTCTCTCTCAACCATATCATGAAGCTTTGCGTTTTGCTTTTTGAGCTTCTCTAAGTCTTTTTTCATTATCACAACTCCTTTATAATAATTTCTATGCCTGTCTTATCGTCAAATACAGGTTCGTATACTATGCGTTGGATGTGCTTCAAATTATCGTTTTTTACTACTCCTGCGGTCACAAGTCCGTCAAGCAAGCCCTTGCACCTACAGTTGTCTAAATCCTCTCTCATAGCAGAATAATGCGGTCTAAAGATTATCTCGGCAGGATAGCCGCCTGTGTACTTTTTGCCCTTAGTAGAGTAATAAACTATCTGCTTTTCAAGTTGCTTGATTTCGTTTGCCTTGTACTTGCTCGCTCTCTCGGCTTTGATATACTCGTTCCAGTTAGGCGGTTTGTACTCTATGAAGATATGTAATGGGTCAACTGTTCTTTGTGCTTTCATCGTTGCTTCCTTTCCCAATCTTTCTGCATAGCCTTTCTTCTTTGACGTGTGTTCTTCTTCCAATTACGATGTTTCCAAAGCCATATAATACAAAATAAACGATATCTAATCATTTGTTGTCACCTACCATTTCTTTTACAAGGTCATTGATTAAATTAATCATATACAAAGCATTTGATTCTTCTTCGTCCGTATATGTGTCAAAGTTCTTTTTCAACCTCTCGGCAAACTCCTTGATTGCTTCGGCTTTGGCGGTTACAATATACTTTTGCAAGGTTTCTTGTCCTGCAATCAACGCTTCAATCTCCGCTTTTTGGCGGTTGATAAGGTCAAGGGCATCTTTTAGAGTTACATTCATATCTCCCTTGCAATATTGGTTATAATATTCACAAGAGTAGCAATCATATCTATTACTGCAACACTCCAAAGCCTTTATAATCTCGTTATCTGTCATTGGTTTCTTTCCTTTCTCCGTAACTGCAAAAATGATTTGGTTCAACCTCATATATTTCTTCATTGAAATTACAACCTAAATATTTATCAAAATTCCACTTTTGATATTGTTGGCAATGTTTGCAATCCTTGCACCGCACCACTTCCACAACATCGGCTGTGGGTGATTGTTTTATTCGGTCAATAATCTTCCTTGCCCCTCGTAATTCGGGTGAGGTTTCGGCATTTCTCACGGTAAATACAACACTTTCGCCAATGTCTTTTAAAAGCAAATCAGCATCAATATACCTTGCCATTACTCCGCACCGCCTTTCAGTACCTGTTCTGCATCCTCTTTGGTGAGGAATACTGTTTTGCCAAACATAGTTGTAGGAGAGAGAAAACTGTCCCACTCGCAAGTTTTGTCATTCCAATAACTCCCTTGAATTATTATTGGTTTTTTGTATAGTGTTATTTTTTCAACTTTTGCATCCCAAACCTTTTTACTATCAGTTAAATAAATGAAATCCCCCACCGCACAGGGCAGTTCTATGTATCGTGTTTTGTCTTTGAAATGGTCGCACAATATATCCGACCCTTTGAAATTTTGAGCAAATTCGCTCTCTTTCAAAGTTGTGTAATCCATACACACATCATAGTGAATACAATCAGTACAAGTCTTATTCATTGGTGTCACCGCCTTTACACATAATCGGCTTCGCAACCGATGTATCTCAATAAACCTAAAGCAAAATGATATCCGTATTCGCAGAATGTATATGCTTCTTCGTCTTTAAACATATCCCACACATAGATACTATCGTTGTCAACCATAATGATGTATCTTCTGTCTTTATCAGCTTTGCATTTTTCAATCCAAAGTTTGTCTTTCTCGTTCATAATAACTACATCCTTTCATACCACCCATACCGAGTACCTGTCTGCACTCGCTACAACACTTGTCACAGATAGGCACTCCGTCAGGGTATTTGTCTTTGTATACCTCTTTACAAGGCTTTGGTTTTTCGTATGGTACATAAGCACCGCAATCAAGACAGTACATCGGTATCACTTCTTTTAAATGCTTCTTCGTATGTTAAGTTAGTGATGCTTAAAATTTTATCTATATATGTTTTTGTAAGTTCATTTATGCCTGTTAAACGCCTTCTTGTCATTTCATAGGCTTCGCCACCTGTCCTGCCATAAATTCTTCTTACAAGTTCTGCGGTTGAAATTTTGTTTTTGTTCATCCATAACCTTATGCCATCATAAACACACATTTTTGGTGTTATCGGTCTGAAAAGAGATGTATTGGATTTACCGATGATTTGATGTACTCTTTGTTTTGATATACCAAATCTTCTGCTAATCTCGTCATAGGTAAGACCTTCATCCCTTGCTTTTTGCAGTTTACTTTTTCTGCTTTCTCTTTCGTTTATTTCATCAACTGTATGCCAACGCACCGTTATATACCTCTACTTTCTACATAATGCACATACTGTCCGTATGAATAATTAGTGCCGTGTGTCCTGTTGTACTCGTCAACGGTCATTTCAGCCTTGTGAAGCACCTTGCCATCAAGTTCTCGGTGTTCGTATTCAGGCTGATACACATCGTCTGTCATCTCCTGCACGGATTTTTTAAGTTCCGCATCTTCTTGCCGTTGTATTTGTGTGTATTGGCGATAAAACTTTTCGCTTTGCCGTCTTGCCTGTTCCTTGCGACATTCGTCACTACAAAACTTTCGGTTTTCATTCGTGCGCTCAAACTCTTTACCGCAAATCATACACACCTTGACAGGCTTTGGTTGTAATGCTCTTTTCTTTTTATAAAACTCGTTTTCATAAGCGTATTGTTTTTTCTTGCGACAATAATCACTACAATACCTGTACTTACTATTTGGCGCATCAAATTCCTTGCCACACCATTTACATATTGTGTTCATTTTTGATTCCTCGATTTACGGCAACGATACGAATAATCGGCACAATGCCCTCTATAATCTCGTTCCGCTTTTTTAACTTTATTGATTTGTTCGTTGTCCTTGTCCTTTTCAGCTCGCCACTCCTTGTATTTAGGACACAAGGAATGGCAAGTTGCATTTCGTTTAGGACAATCGGGTTTACACGGATTCGGTTTCATCGTCCTGTGCTCCCAAAACCGCCCGTACCTCTTTCGGTTGCTTCGAGTTCATCAACAACTTCAAGTTCAGGTGTGATTATCGGCAGTAATACAAGTTGTATAATCTTCTCGCCTGCGTTTATTAAAACAATATCTTCTCCGAGATTGTAAAGCTTTACAACAATGCTTCCTGTATAGCCTGAGTCTATAACACCCTCACCGATAAGATTGCGTTTTACATTTAGTCCGCTCTGGCTTTTGAGAAAACCTACGTAACCTTTGGGGATTTCAACGTGTACGCCTGTGTCTACTTTAACCGACTTGTGCGGCTTAATAATCAACATATCGGGCGTGAATATATCAAGCCCAGCGTCGTCGGGGAATGCACGAACGGGCATTTTTGCCCGCTCAGAAAGTTTTATTTTCATTTTCATAGCGTTGTACCTCATTAGAATGGGAGATCGTCGTCTGTGACTTCTTCAAATTCCTCTGCGTTTGCGTTGAGACTCGGTGCTGGCTTTGCTTCGCCCTTGTTCGCAAGCAATTCAAGGTTGTCTGCAACGACTTCATGAACGTATCTCTTGTTGCCGTTCTTGTCCTCAAAGCTTCTCTGTGTCAGAACGCCGCTTATACCTACCCTATCGCCTTTGTGTCCGTAATTGCAAAGGAACTCCGCTGACTGTCGCCACGCTACGCAGGAGATAAAATCCGTTGTGTCTTTTACTCTCGGTCTATCTACCGCCAGCGTGAACTGGCATACTGTTATCCCGCTTGTTGTTACTCTCTTTACGGGGTCGTCTGTAATGCGACCTACAATGTTTACTGAATTCATAATTAATTCCTTTCAATGTAATAAGTTCTTATATTTTTAAGTCCGTTGATTTGATTTTTTCGCCACCCTTTTTTAATCGGGTAGCCCTCTTGTATGAGTTCGCTTACTCTTGAACGAATAGCACCTACACCGATTTGCAGACCGCTATAATCGTCCAGCACTTGTCCGTCAAGTAAGCATTTCAAAACTTTTTCTTTTTGTGTCATAGTTTTAACTCCATTTGCTATAAATCAGTTTGCTTTCGTTCCATTCAGGGTATATACTCATAAGATAGTCTTTAAAGGCTTGTTTGATCTCCTTGCTTTTCTTAAAGCCATTGTCTAATTCTCCGTGGCATTCAATACACATACAAGCAAGGTTTTCGGGAATACCCAAGCCAAGTCGGGAGCGAGGAATAAAGTGTGCGATTTGGATAACGTGCGTCTTTCCGCAAATTATGCACGTATCGCCGTCTCGTTCCTTTACCTCTGCTCTGACTTTGGGCGAAATATCACAAGCTTTTGAAGCTTTACTCATTTCCATTCCTCCAGCAGTAGTGACATTTCCTGCGGCGTCATAGTAGGTATGCCCTGCAAGGTACATTCCTCTACAACAAGATTGATAAGTCTGCTCATTTGCTCGGTATCATACGTTGATGAACCATAGTAGCAAATAACGTTTGTATATCCGTCAAGTTTGCTGTCGCCAATAATGTCGCACACCCAACCTATACCTTTTTGTTCCCAGCACGATACCCACTTATCAACCGCATCGTTGCGTATCGGTAAGAACTCGCTATTACCGCCGACGTCCTTAATAAGCTCTCGGTATATATCCTCTTTTCGCATATTAAGTTTTACAGCCAGCTTATCGAGCAATACCCACAAATACGAGTTTGCATTTTGGCTCCGTGATTTTCTCACCTTGCTCACCGACAACTCATATTCTTCGTTGTCAAGGCTTTGTATATGTTCAAGCAACCTCGGTAGTATTTTTAAATTAAACTCTTTAGGCTTAAATTTAACCTTGTTCATCGGCGTTTTCCTTTGGCTGTTTGTTAGCACAAGCAAAGCATATACATTTACCGAACTTTTCTTCGCTACGTTGTTTTATTTCCTGTGGTGTTAATACCGAGTCTTTTGTTTTAACACCCTTAATAACAACACCGCACTCCTCGCACACAATAGGTTCGGGTTTTATTTCTTCGGGTAAATCTTCCCCTGCGTAGATGTATAAACCTAAACCGAACATTGCGAGATTTTTCACAAGGCAACGCATAAGCGTTTTGTTAATATCAAACATTGTTGCGGCTTCAACTGTTTTCTCA